AAACTCTCGAAGTGGCGCTCAACCCCCAAACGACGTCATCTTTGAGATCCATTACGTTGAGCGTTCCTTTTTGTTTTTTCCCTAGGACATCGGCGCTGCCCCCGACGGAGCGCATAAATCTACCATCGTTAAAAATCGGGATATTAAAATTCTCGCCGCTTCCGCCGTAGGTGTAGCCTATTACGGCAAAAAGCTCGGCGTATTCGCTCTTTTTTAGGCTTCGCCCATCACAAGCCAAAAAGCCCGCAGGCGTAACGCTTTGACTACTCCAAAGCAAATAAGAGCCTATTTTTACGCCGTCGGTTATGTCGGATTTTTGAGCATATCGCTCGTCGCTTTCTTGTTTATTGTAGGCGTCCATAACCGCCCAAGCGTCTTTATTTTCGCTAGGCTTTTTGTTTGTGTTTTGTGTTTTGGCTTGGTATAGCTTGGTGTTAAATACGCTCAAAGCCCCAATGGGGTACTCCTCGTCCGCGCTCCACTCGCTTACGCCGCGCTGTAGTTGATAGGCTAGGGCTTTGTCAATCCTGTTAAATGCGGCGTTAAAATACTCCATAGGCGGGATAAACCCTAAATTTTCAGTTACGCCCCAGCCGCGCTTAACGTTCGGGAATTCTACTATTTCGCCCGCTTTTGCGTCGCTAGCAAAAATCTCATTTTTCGGTTTTTGGTGTATCATTGATCCTCCTTAAATATCCTTGCAAATTTGCCGATGCCAAACCCCAAATTAGCCTTATTTTGGCTAAACCCAAAGCACTTAGTTTCGGCTATTAATATCACGTTTAGCCCTACACCTACGGGACGGGCTAAAATATCGTTTTTAAAAATTAGATTTATTAGAAATTGCGTAGTTTCGGTATTTTTTAAGACCAAATTTAGGGTCATATCGTAATTATCAAATATAAAATTTCCACGCCCCAATAGAAATTCAAGCGACTTATAAAGATTTTCTAGCGTGCCCGTTTGGTAGTTCTTGATAATTTTTGCTTTTATTAAAAACCTAAAATCGTAATCGTTCAAATAAAAACTACCCTTTAAGGAGTTGCCCAATCGGTAAAATTCGCCTTTATTAAAACCTAGTTTTTTATCGGCTTGCGAAAAGGCGAAAAAATCTTTTAATATTAAATTTTGTTGCTCCCTGCTTACGCCTACGTGGCGTCCGACTAGGTCTAAAGCGTAGCCACTCGCGGTGTCGATATTTAAAATCTCGGCTACTTTTACGGCATCGTCAAAGGCTTTATAGACTTCGTCGTTTAAAAGCTCGGCAGTGGCTCTAGCGCGCGGTTTTTTGCGGTATTGCCATATTAGCTCAACCATATCACACTACCGCCACGTCAATATCGGCTTTATTTATTACGCACATTTCGCGCACGGCGACGACTAGATGTTGTCCGCCATTGATCGTGAATTGCGTAACCTCAAAGCCCTTGACCTCGTTGATAATGCTATAAAGGCGGCTGATATATACGTCCTCGCCTATGCTAAAAATATGTTCTGACAATAAGTCTTTAATTTTACCCGTGTTAATATCGGTTGCGCCCTCGGTGCGCTTTAGGCGTAAAACTATTTTAGGGTTAATTTGCGTTGGACGATCAAATTTAACCTCGCGCTTTTGCCCTAAAAAATCAACCTCTACTTTTGTTTGACCTTGCACGCCACAGCCGCCTATTTTCTTTTTTAGTATTGCTTCGCCTATTGCGTTATCGTCTCCGCCAAAAACTACTGCATTTAAGCTGTGCGGCGCTACGCCGTTTGCATCGGCTTGATTGGTGTAGTTTTCTAAAACCTTGCATTGTTTCACGCCTTTTAAATTTAGCAAATACGCTTCTAGCCCTCGGCGTTCGTCGTTGTTGTTTATGCTGTGGCTTTGCATAAATCTAAGCAGCAGGTCGCCGTCGCTTTCCTCGTCAGCCCCTAAAACTGATTTTTGAGTAGCTACTACACGGTCAATTCCTAAGATAATCTCTTGCATTTCTAGCTCGTCTTGATTGTTTAGCGCGAATGCCCCCGTTTCTAGGCTAGTTATGCTTACCGCGCGTGATCCGTCATCGCCGAGCGTTATTTCGTAATCTGTCGCCCATAAATTGCCGCTTTTGTCTTTTAAGACCGTGCCTTTTTTGATTATCGTCCCGCTCGCGCCGTGAAAGGTGACGCCGTTTGCGGTGCTAAATTGTGCGCTTTTGCGTAAAAGCCCCGCGTACGCTACGCGTTGGTCTAGCCACTCGCCCGTTGCTAAATATGGGTCTAACATTTGCACGATGAAATTTAAAACTTGATTAACTTCGCTCAACGCTTCGCTAAATAGCCCTATCATTTGCCCGTCGGGCGTTGATGAGCCCAGCTCTAAATTCTCGCCGTAAATAGCCCTAAAGCCGTTTTCTAGGCGTTGCTTAATAGCTTCTAGCTCGTCGATAATTATTCTATTCTCGCTCACTCGCATTTATGTATAACCTTTGGCTTTCGTCGTAAATATCGCGGTATCGCACCTCTATGGCTGCTTTGCGTTCGTTTAGGTTTATGTTTAAAATCTCTAAACTACTAACGCCCTCAACGCTTAAAATTTGGCGTTTTATTTCGTCTCGCATCTTGTCGGAGTTCGGATTTTTAGTTAAATAGTCAAACCATTTAACGCCGTTTTCAAAATCTAAAAACCAATCATTGTAAAGGCTTAAAATTTGGGTTTTAACGTTTTGGGCTATTGCGTCGCTGCCCTTTTTGTGCCCTAGTAGCCAGTCGCCGTTGTCGTCTATTGCCCGTACTTTCATTTGTGCCCTTAATTTGGCGGGGTTGTCGTACCGCCGCTATCCCCGCCGTGCGTATGATTTTTCAAGCTTACGCCGCTAGCGATCATATCTTTTGCCGTAATTGTACCGCTGCTTATACTGTCGCCGTCGGCTTGTGTAAAATTGCCGTTTAGGGTTTTATTGCCCCTTTGGGTGTAGTCGCCGACCTGCTCTATGTCGCCTTTTATTAGGATTTTGCCGCTAGTGAGTTTTATATAGGTTTCTTTGTCTAGCGTCCGCATGCAAACGCCGTCTAAATCTACATTTTTTACCGCCGCAGGGCGGGGGCTAAACCCCGTTAAAAAAAAGCCGTCGGAATAGTCGTGCATCCTAAAATCTAGCGGCTCTTTTTTACTAGCGTTTGCAAACCATCCGTCAATGCACCGCTCCGCAAATACGCAAAGCCCGTGATCGCCCGCTTTAATGGGCGTCGTGATAGCAAAATCGCCGCCCCTAAAGAATTGCACGGGCACATCGTCAAGAGGCGGCAAAACCACGCTTACGCCGTCGCGTTTTAGCTCATTTATCATTAGCTCGACTTGCACTGTGTTATCGCTTGCGTTAAATTTGAGCACCCTAGCCGGTAACGCGGTGTGAATTTGTGCTTCAAAACTCAATAGCCCGCTGTTAAAAACCTGCGTTAAATTTGGCTCGTTCATTTTTTCTCTACCTTGTGAAATTTGCCATTTACGGCGATTAGCTCCGTTTGCCAAGTGTCGTTTAAAAAGTCGCCGCTGTGGGTTAGTTGGGTGATTTTGTAGTCGCCGTCGTATTCGCTTAGAATAGACTTTACTCTTACTAGCCCGCCGATATTTAGCTTTGGATTTAATAGGCAGGCTATCTTTAACCCCTCGTCGGTTTTTTCAGGGCTGCCGATTAGACCCGTTTGCTCGCTCAAAACAAAGCCCTCGCTATTGTTTAGCACCTTATTTTTGGGCAAAATATTTAAATTGCCGTCTAAAATATGCCAATTTGCGTCATTATTTTTGGCTACATGTTTTAAATACTCTTTTATATCGCCGCTTAAGACCTTGCAGCGCGGCAAGGCTTTATCGCGCGGCAAATCGATCACGCCTTGTTTTGAGCTGCTCATCGCTTTCATACACATATTCACGACGTCGCTATCTTTAACGCCTGCTTTTAAAGTGGTATAAACGCGGGCTTTAGCGTAGTCGGTTTGCCCGTCGCCGCATTCGATATGTGTAACGAAGTCGAGATCGTTACGGCTGGTGTAGGCTTGTGTTATTTGCCCTGCAAAAATCAATTGCGGCTCGTCGTAGCCAGCGTATAGGCTTACGCGGTTAAATATTTTATTGGCTATTTGATTGCGGTTGTTCGCGTTTAGGTTGTATATTTCGATCTTGCTAGTGTTGGGTTCCTCGCTTATCGTTTTCTCGATATTAAAACTTATAGCTAGGTTGTCTATTACGATACTTTGCGCACCGTTTCCTATTTCAAGGCGGTATCGCCTGCCGTATTGCCTCACGTTCTGCCCTTTGCTGGCTCGCTAATTGTGGCCTTAAAGTCATCTTTGCCTACGGCGTATAGCTTTAGCCGTTCGCCCAACTCGCTATAATCTACGCAATTTATGCCGCTTTTGCTAGTATCAATCAGCATTAAAACAAAGGGCAAATTTTTATTAATTAGGCTGGGCGCATTAATCGCTAGCCCCTTGTTAAAAGCTAGAATTTTATTATTGTTTAGGTCGGTTAAATCGTATTGCCAAACGCTGCCGACTTCGTTAAATTTGAGCGTCAATTCAAGCTCTAGCCCGTAAATTTCAAAGTTTTGCGTCTGTTTTTGTTCGGTCGTCGTCGGTATTTCGTAAATCATCTATCGTCCTGTTATCGCGCCCCAAGCGTCATCTAGTATAGAGCTTTTGGCTAATTTGGGTTGCGTTTTGCCTAAATTTATGCTCGATTTTGCGCCTATGTTTAGCCCGCCAGCCGTTTGCGTTTCTACGACAAAAACTTCCTCTAGCGTTAGCGTTACGTCGGTGTATAGGTCGCTTTCGGTTGTTAGCTCAATGCTAGTTATCAGCATTTTATGGTATGTTTTAACTCCTGTTGTAACTACTAATAATTCTCCGCTTTTTTGCACGTTTAAAAGCTTTTCGTAGAGGCTTTGCATCCTGTTTTTTGCGGTTGAATTGTCTTTATTTGCGTTACCGTCGGTTAAAAACGGGGCGATCTCGCGTATTTTTTTATCGACGCCAAAAATCTTGGCGTAGCGCATTGCTTCGTTTTTTATGTGTTTCACGTCGCTATATAATTTATACGCTTTTTGAGTGAGCCGGTGCGCGGTTTTTATGCGCGGTAAATTAAATCTCACTACCTGCATAATCTCGTCTGTTTGTGTTAGGTTGGGTGGCTCGTAAGCTACTATTTTGCCCTTGATTGTGAGTTGTTTCGGCTCTAATACGGCGTGGTCGGCTACGCTTGCGCCGCTTTCTATCGGGTTTTTAGTTGTGCGGAGTATGCTTTTATTGTTTTCTTGCTCGGTTACGTCCAGTTTAAACGTGCCGATCTTTCGGCTGATTAGCTCTAGCATTAATCGCCGCCCATATTGTAGTAAGCTGCCGACAAATTTAGCTTATTTTGCTTTTCCATTACTCTTTCCACCATTTGCGTATTTTGGGTCGTGATATTATATGTGTTTGTAATGTCGCCGCCTTTGTAATTATTTGTGCGGCTACTATTGGCCGCTTGCGTAGCTAGCGCGGCTTTTGGCGTATCGTCGCCAAAGCCTAAAAAGTTTTTTGTACTTTCCCACATATCGCTAGCGGTCTGCCCTATGTCAAAATTTTTAACGGCGTTTATAATCGGGGCTATGTATTCGTCGTATTGTTTGCGTATCCATTTAAACGGCACTTCAAACGCGCTTAATATGGCATCGCCTACATCCTTAAAGCCTTGTTTTATTAGTTCCCAATCGCCCGTAAATACGCCGTATAGCATTTTGAATGCGCCGATTATCGCATTAACGCCTTGAGTGATAAAATTAACCGCAAAATCCCAAACTTCTTTTATTGTCGGCTCTAGCTCTTTGTATAGGGCTATCGCCTTTTTGCCCCACTCAATGCAAGGCTTCCAATAATCGCCGAATAGGCTCTTGCCGCCGTCTAAATAGGTCATAAAATCGTCGATTAATAGCATTAGCGCGCCGACGGCTAAAATAACCATACCGATCGGCGACGTTACAAACGCGGCTATCATTGCCCGCTTAACAAATAGCAAAGCCCCCGCCAAAATAAATAACGCCGCTTTCCAGCCTATCGTGCTTGTGATTAGCTTGTTTAAAAATCTAAATGTATTGGTAAAAACTTGCCCTAGCTTCAATATCCACTTAAAGACGTTCGCTAGTCCCTCGACCACCAACGCCTTATTAGCTTTTAAAAAATTCATAAAGCCGATCAGGCTCTGATTGACCGTCGGTAGCAGTTTTAACGCGACTTGCGTTGTTATGGATTGTAGCGCGGTTTTTGTGTCTTTTAGTCTGTCTTGGTATTCTTTGGCTTGTGTTATTTCGGCTTGGGTTATGGCGAATAGTTTATTTTTTTCTTTCGCAAATTCTTGTATATTTTCTAGTGGAGCCTTTACATAATTAGCTATTAGCCCGCTAACCGCCGTTGCCGCTACCCCCACTAAAAAGAATTTATTTTTTAGCTCGTCGATTTCTTGCTTTAGCCCCTTAACGGGCTTTTTGTCTGCCGCTTTGGCGGTTTTTTTAGCGGCTTCCTCGGCGTTTTTTGCAACTTCTTTTTCAGCTTGCGCTACTTCATTTAGTGCGGCGGCCGCTTCGCCTGCTTTGGCTTTAGTAGCTTCGCCCCATTCTTTAGCACCTTGCACGGCTTGGTCTAAATTGCCTATTAGCTCGGCGTTTTTAGCCGTTGCGGCGTTTATTCCGTCGGCTATAGGCTGTGCAACGCCTTTTGCGGCTGCGGCTATATTCTTTAGCCCTAGCTCGATTTGTTTTATCTTTCCGCTATCGACATCAAAACCAATTCGGTATAAAAATTCGTCCAAAAGCATTGTTAATCCTTTGGTAGGATTTTAGGGCAAATTTATGGCTCAGTTTCGGCTTGTGATTTTTTGCAGATATTTTTTATAAATTAATGTATTTCATTAAATATTAAGTGTATTTTAATGTATTATTGTATATAATTATTTTATCAAAGGGGTTAAAGCCTTTGAAATAAAACGAAAGGAGAAAAAAGATGAATTTAAAAGTTTTGCGATTAGTAGCGATAATCTTGCAGATAACTTTTTATCTAGTCGGTTTATATAAGCTGCTTAGCTAAACGACAGCCCCCAGTTTGGGGGAATTCATCTTTTCCTTTCGTTATTATACCTAAAAAGGAGTAACAATGAGCGTAGAATTTCTTTTAATCGTTATTTTAGCCGGCTGGGTCGGCGTGAATGAGTGGCGGCTAAGCCGCTTAGAAAATAAATTTAAAGGGCTAAACGATGAAAAAACTAAGCAGGGCTAAAATAAGCGAGCTTTTAGAGATACCTTACCCTACGCTTTGCGACTGGGACAAGCGAGAGGCAGACAATTGGCGCTATAAGTTACATAAATTTTTAGAGAATTTAAGCGAAGAAGAGATCAAACTAATTAAAAACCGAGATAAGCAAATAACCAACTAAGCCTCCGCTATTTTTGGGAGGCTCTTTGTTCCTCTTTGATGAGTTCGATTATGACTTCGTGCATTGCGATGCCGTCCTCGAAGTCGTATATGGTGCGCAAATCGTTTAACGTGGCGTAACCTTTAATAATCGGTAGCCACGTTATCCAATCTATTTCAAAATCGCCTTTTACGCCTTGTTTAGGTAGGCTGTTATACCCGTTAAGGATTTTGCCCCAGCGGGCAAGAAGTCTAAAAAATGGTATTTTAGCCCCTCGAATATCAGCTGTGCGTAGTCGCCTCTGTTGGCGTTAAAGTGCGTTTCGGCTTGGCTTAGATTTTTAAGCAAAATTTCGCCGCCCTCTGCACTAATCGCGCTAGCGTATTTCAAAATAAAATTCTCTACGCCGCTAAACGCAGGGCTGCCTATATTGGCGATAATTTGCCCGACGTCGATATTAACGTCCTCGCCTTGCATTTTGATAGCGTCTTTGGCTAGCCCTAAAAGGCTTTGTAGCTGCGTTTTTGTTTCAAAAAAGTTCGCGCTTCTTAAAACGTATTTGTTTGAATTTATGATTAGCTCGTATGTTTGCATTAGTTGCCCGCCCCGCTTTCTAAGCGTTTGCTGATTTTTTCAAAGGCGATTTTAAATTCGGTCGGGTTATGAGCGTCGCCTCTTTTTAGCCCGCCGTCATTTACAAAAAAGCCGTTTAAGCCGCTTAGCTCATCGCCGTTTAGCGTGTCTTTAAACTCCATTGTAATTGGGCTAAAGCTTTTAAATTCGCTTCTTTGCTGATTGTAAAGGTCTTGTAAAAATTTGCAATCCTCACTATGCTGCAAGAGTTTTAACGTGAGCGTGCCACTTTGATTGCAGCTCCCCGTAAATACGCCCCTACCGCTCGCGCCTATTGTATAAGCCCCCGCATCGGCGGCGTTTTCTATGCTTAGCGCGTCGCTACCGTCGGCGTAGGCGGTTATCTCGTAGCCGTTTATTAGTAGCACGGTCGTATCGTGTTGGTATCTAGCCATTTTTGCCTCCTTATCTGTTGTAATTTATCAAAATATCTACGCTGTGAATTGCACCGGCTAGCTTAATTGCGACATTGATCGGCACGGCTTTTCTAGCCTCGCGGTCTGCTTGTAGCTGCTCGTCGTAACTCGGGCTGTAAACGTAATAGCCCAAATCCAAATAATCGCCGCTTTCTAGCGTGCCGACGGGGTCGCCGCGCCATTGTCCAGGAGCGATAAAGCCGTTTTTAACGAATTGCTCGCAAACTTGCTTAACAACGGCGGTTAGCCTTACTTGCCCTTTATCAGTTTGCGGCACTTTTTTAGCGCCCTTAAGCACGTTAAAGACGGCTATTTGCGTGCGGTTATTAAAAGCATCAAGTCCGACGGTTTCGTCGATAAATTTCCCGCCTAAAGCTACGCCCTCGGCTATCATACTTACGCCGTCGTAGTCGGTGTAATAATTTACGCCTAGCTTGTCGCACTTTTCGGCTAGGTTTAGAGTGATTGCTTCGTCTATGCCGGCTGTTTTCAGGTTTTTAAACTTCATTGTTTGGGCTGTATTGCTACCCTCCCAATTTGTGCTTAGCGCTTTTGCTAAAAGCTCCGCGCCTGCGTGTTCGTCGCCCGTGTTGTTGTAGGTTACAAAAAACCGCCCGCTGTCTTTGTCGGCTATCTTTTTAATTACGTTTGTTTTTACGCTTTCTAGCTGTGCCGCGCGCGTGATTGTATAGCCCGCTACGCTAGGGTTTTGTGCCGACGTGACCCACTCGTTTAATTCTGCTACTTCTTCATCTGCTAGGATTGCCGAGCTATACACGCCGTAAAAACCTTGCGTGGCATTAAAAAGCTTATCTAGCGCGTCGCTTAGGCTCTCCTTTTTCTGCGTTACGCTATCTTTGCCGACGTAAATATCGCTCTTGCCGCTTACCAAATTTAAAAGCACGCCCACAAAGTCGCCGCCTTCGGCTTTCTCAAAATAGCCTAGCCTTGTGTTGTCGTTTTTGCCAGCCGTTGCCGCCCTAATAATAAAGCGGTTGCCGTCTGCGTCATAAACGGCTTTTAACCCGTCTTTACTGATCGCTGTGGTTAGCTTTGTAGCCACTGCCTCAAAATCTACCGCCGCGCTAAAATCTAAAGCGGTGTAGGTTTTGTCCGCGCCGCCTACGTTTAGTTTAAAGCTGCCGCCCGTTATGGCTTTTAGCTTATTTATACCCACGTTTAATGCCGAGCCTCTTAGCTCGTTTGCCGTTGCCTGCGTCGTTTTGTTTTCTTTCACCCATTTAGCGACTATCGCCTTTTTAACCCCGCTTACGCTAAAAATAGCTTTAGCGGCTTTTGTTGCGCGGCTGTCGCTACCGAAATTTAACGCCGCATCGTGCGCGCTTGCTATGCTTACGAAACGCACGTTTGGATCGTCAAAAGCTTCGCACCAATCATCGCTCACAATAGCTATTACGCTAAAATCTCTATTCTTTGCGATTTGCCCTTGTTCGTTCAGTTGGACATTTACTATCCTTTTTATCGTCAAACTCATCTATTCACCTTTATGCCGAAATTTGCCGTTTTAATCTCGTTTTGAGACGCCTCTACGCGGGTAATGTAGCTAAGGGTTAGGTCTATGCTTGCCCTTTCCTCTACGCCGCCCCCTACCGTAAGGCTTAAATTTCTAATCGGGCTTACGGTTACTAGCCCCAGCCCTAAATTTTTAAGCCCTTTTAAAAACTCGCTAGCATAAAAACACGCATTTAATTTTTCAATTACGAAGTTTGCGTTATTGCCGTAAGCATTTACGCTTACTACGGCTTCGCGTGTTGATGTGATTACTTCTTTTTCGCCTTTGAAAAATTTATACTCGCGCCCTTTTTGCGTGCTAGTGAGTAGGTGCACCGTTAAAAATGCCGTTTTATCGTTTAGCGTTTTGGAGTAGCTGTCGCGCACTAGGCTTTCATCTACGTTCAAAGCCTTGGCTATCAAAACTCTCAAGCCCGTCAAATCTAACGCCTGCAAAGTTTTTATATCCATACTCCCCCCAGTCTTGCATATTGATAATGCGGTAATTTACGCCCTTGTACGTGATTACGTCTTGCAAATTTAAGTTAAATTTCGTATCTATCCTAATTGCTTCTTTGTATCGCTCGCCCTCGGGCAATCTTTGCATTTCGTCGCCGTTCAAAAACTGCACCACTGCCGTAAAACTCTCGCCGCCCCTTTGGATAACTTGGCAAAAATCGCTGTCGTTTATTAACTCGCCGACGTTTATCATTTTCTGACCTCATACGTGATAGAGTTTAATAATTGCCCCGTGTCGATTAGCGGCTTTGAGCTTTTTTTGCGCTTTATAGTAGCGGGCTTTAACGCGGGGGTTATGCCCTCGGTTATTGCCGTTTTGCTTATGCTTTTGGCTTCCTCGCCTAGCGCGCCAAGCGCCGCTTCTGCCGTAATTTGCCCCGTAATAAATTTTCCTACCGCGTTTTTTGCTAAATTAGCTATTACTGCGGCGTTGCTTATCAGGGGTTTACGCAAAAAGGAGCGTTCGGGGATGTTGCGGGCGGGACTGCCGAATTCGTGTATGGCGGCTAGCTCTGCGTTTGAGAATTCGCCGTTCCTGCCGTTGGTCTTAGCCGTTACGCCCACAACTACGCCTAGTCCTCTAAGCGCGGCGATTTTAGCCTCTAGCGCGATCATCTCACTAGCCCAAAGTGCGGCAAAATTAGCCTTTTAAGCTCTAAAAACCGCTGCCCGTATTTTGTTAAATAGTAGCTGCCGTATTCGCTCTCAAAGCCCGTTTTCCCGCTTGTGTAGCCTACGCTTAGGCTGCCTACCGCTTTGCTACTTACCTCGCGTAGCGGTTGGGGGTTAGCTCCCGCGTCTGCGTTTAATGCCCCTTGCATTGCTAGAATATGCGCCGCTAGGTGTAGGACGCCGACCCCATAAAAACGTCCCCAAATATTTTCAACGACTTGTAGCTTCGCCTCGTCTAGCGCTAAATCTATGCGGGCTAAATCTACGTTTGAAAACTCGGGGAATTTCGCTAAAAAATCGGCGTTTGTCATACTTACGCCTTGTAATTGACGTATGCGACTTTATCAAGCTGTCGGATTAGCGTGCCCGTAAATTTGGCTTTAACCGCGATTTCCCAGCTCAATACGCTTCTTTGGAAAGGCTGCATCGCAGTTGGCGACAATGCCCAATCTGTGCTTAATACGTCCTCGCTCTTGGTATATACTACGGCTCTATTTTTACCCTTGCCGCCGCCTAAACCTTGCGCGAAACCTAGCGGAATGCCGACGATATTAACGTCAATGCCTGTACTTTGCGACAACGCCTCTTTAATCGCCATTAGCGCGTTTATGCCGCCATTGACTGTGCCGATCGAGTTGTCGTATTTGCTGGCTAGCGCCATAAGGTCTTTACTGTCGATCGCTATCGTGTCAGGGATTAATAGCCCGCCGTTTTGCTCGTAGCCGTGCTCGATTAGCGACAAGAAAAACGCCCTAGCTTCTGCACCCGTCATTGCGCTTATAGCCGTGCCGCTTGTTAGGTCTTTGGCTCTTACGCTAGTGTTTGTTAAAAGCCCTTGCACTGCGCCGATTTTAGCGTGACCGACTAGTGCGGTTTTTTGCATTGTTAAAAGCGCTACGCGCTCAAGGTTTCTAAGCTTGGCGGTGTCGAGCTCGATTTCTAGTCTTTTTGCTCTAGCTACTGCCTCGCTAGTATAGATTGCTGATTTAGCCCAGCTTAGGTATAGTCCTTTTTTAGCCGTGATATTTAAATCCTCGGTTTGTAAAGACGTAGTATTTTCATCAATTAAGCCGTTTTCTAAATCCTGCGTTCCCTCGATTTCGCCATAATCTAGCGCGTCTATGCTTTCGTCGCCTTTTTGAGTGATAGGCACAAAATTAGCGAGTTGCACCTCGGGATATTCGCGCTCTTTAAAGCCCTCGTTAAAACTAGCCGCTGCTGTTGCTAGTTGAGTTAAAACTTCCTCGTCTCTTAGTTTCATATTATTCCTTTCTCATTAGTTTAACAAGATCGCCCGCTACGTCGGTAACGTAGAATTTATCTTTTGCGGCGGTTAGTGCTAGCGTTGCCGCTTTAGCAACTTTGCCCGCATCTGCGCCTGCTGTTGCTTCGACTTGGATTGTATCGCCGACGGCTAGCCCGTGTGCGGCTTTGCCTTGCGCCCAAATCTCGCTGCCGTAAGGCAAAGATAAAACGCTCATAACCTCGCTAGGCTTATTCTCGCCCTTTGAGCCCAATTTCAAGCTAACGCCTAAGATCGGGTCGGTCGCTTTACTTACTTTGGCTACGCCGCCGTCTTTGCTAGTTACGAATACGCCAAAGGGGATAACCTCGGTATCGTTATTGACGTAAGCTAGCGCTACAACTGCGCTCTCGCCGCCTCTTGCTACTTGCCCCGCAAAGGCTCTTTTGTCTAAATAGCCCATTATTTACCTCCAAATTTTTTGTTTAGGTCGATTTTTTCAGGTTTAGCGTCGTAAAATTTATCTAGCACGCTGCTGCTGTTATCTTTATTCTTAGCACTTACGCGCATCCCCATATAAATTGCCTTAATCTCGCTATCGCTTAGCTTCTTAAGCTCGCTAGCCTCAAACGCTTTGCTGTCTAGGATTACCGCCTCATAAACGCCTCTTGCATTTTTAGCGTCGCTTAGTTTTACGTGGCTAAAATTTGCTTTAGCGTCGGTTACGGCTTCGGCTGTTGCTGCTTCGTTTTTCAGCTTTTCGATTTCGGCTTTTAGCTCGGCATTCTCTTTTTCTAGTGCCTCGACTTTAGCTTTTAGCTCTGCAATTTGTGTATTCTCGTCTGTGCCATCATCGTCTTTAACGCTTTTGGCTTTTACGTCGGCTAGCTCGCTTTTTGTTTTCTCTAGCTCGGCGGTTGTTTCGTCTAGCTTTGTGCTGACTTCCTCTGCGCCGCTTAGCGCCTGCTCTAAAAGAGTTACTAGCTCGGTATTAGCCGCGTTGGCTTCCTCAACTTTTTCTTTGCTTGTTTCCTCGCCGTCTTTAAATTTAACGGCTTTGGCTTTGTTTAAAGCCCCTTTTAACGTATCTAAAAATTTCATTTTTATCCTTTTGCTGTCGCCTAATTTACAATCTTTGCCGGCTCGCCCCTCCGAAACTACGGCTAAATGATTGCCCCTTATGTTTGTTTGCCAAATTTTCCCGTCTCGCTCAATCAACTTACTGTCATATCCGCAACTTACCTCCTTTATGCCTTGTTCTTTTATGATTTTGATCGCTATCTCGTCATTGATGTAGGCGTCGCCCACTAAGAATTTGCCCTCGCGGCGCACGTTTTGAATATGCCCTATGGCGGTATCTTTCCAGTTCTTGGCCGTTACGTCGTCGTCGGGGTGCGTTAGCGTTAGGGGCTTGCCCTCAAAGCTTTTAATCGTCTCGGGGCTAAATACTTCTTTTTCGTCCCTAAAAACTTTATACACCTTGCCGCTTGTACGCCCTATTTCCTCGCCTAGGTATTCCATCGGCTCGATACTCGCCATTTTCGCTTTTGTGATTATGTAGCCGTCGCTGTTTATTTTGAATTCCATTTATACCCCTAGAATAGCTTTTGCAAAACATCGACATTGTATCTCAACGCCGGGCTTGCACTTCGGCTTGTCTGCTTCGCGCTTTACCCAAGTTTTGCCGCCGTCTTTGCTATACACGGTGTCGTCATCAAACCGGCATAACACGCCTTGCATATTTGCGTGCGTGTGCCTTACGCGCTCGTCTTTTGACGTTTGCCAAATATAGAGCTTAACGCCTAGGGCTTGCATACGCGCTTGATCTAATTCGGCGTTTATTTTTGCGGTTTGGTCACGAGCTATTAGTCGCGCGCGGCTTTTGCTTACATTTGTGCGTTCGTGTATGATTGTCGCCAAATTTTCAGCCCTGCCGTTTTGAAGGTAGCTTTCGCGTATCGCCTTTTCAATATCGTTTAGGTAGTCGTTTTTTACTGATGTTATCAGGCTCACATTTTTAGCGACGTATTCATCTAATTTGCCCTTTACGACTTCATCGCCCACAAGCGGGGTTAAGTCTATATCCGTGCCTTTTTGGACATTCTGAATTAGTCGGTCTTTGTTTGTTTCGTTTGCCGCCTTAACTACGTTTTGGCTTAGCAGTTTTGCATAATTTACAGTGTCGCTTTTTCTAAGCTCGTCTAGTATTTGCGTGGTGTGTTCTATGATTTGCGCGTCGGTAGGGTTTAGCCCTAAAAAGGTTTTAAGCCTCTTTAATATCGCCCCTTTTAGCGCGGCTAGCAATATTAAGAGGGCGTTGCGATATTTAACCTCTGCCCGTTTGCTAGGTTGCGCGGGCTTAAACTCTTTATTGCGCTTTTTATTAAATAGTTCCGAAAGGGTCGGTTTCATCGGCTGGCTCGTCTAGTCTTTTTGCTAAAAGCTCGGCTTCGGTTATGTCGTCCTCGCTGATATTCTTGATTAGCCCCTCATCTTTTAGCTCTTTTAAAATTATTGCCTCGGTTATTACGCCTTTGTCTAGTAGATTGCCTAACGCAGTGCTTTTAACGTTCAAAATTTCGGCTTTTTCTTTGTCGTTTAGGCTGTCGATGCTGTAAAAATCGTATTCTAGGGTTTCGCCCAAAATAAAAGGGTCTAAGAAGTCATAAGCTGGGCGTAATAGCGTGCTTTGTAGTTCGTTGATTGTTTCATAATACGCGCGGTTATCCTCCTCGCCGCTACTAAACCCGCCTGCCCCCTCGCCAAATAATATGCTAATAGGGCGATTTAATGCTCCGGCTACCACGATACAGCTTTTAGCCCAAAGCTCGGCAACGCCCGTTAGGTTATTCTCTTTAGAGATGTATTCGTCCTCGGTGTCCATCGCGATTGCGTTTGAGTAGCTTTTGGCCGTATTTATTAATCTTAAGCGTTGCAAAATCGCGTCCTCGTTGCCAGCTGCGATTTGTTCGTTATAGCCGCTCATTTTGTAGATGTCGATCTTGCACTCCTCGATTAGATCGCTCACGCTTAGCGTTATGGCGTCAAACATCTTGATAATGTCAAGCGCAGTGGCTATGTCGCTCACGCTCTCGCGCTGTTTTACGCCGTAGCTTTTTATTCCGCCTTGGGTTATACAAAGACGGCTAATATGCGTTTTTACGCCCTTTACGTTGTAGAAGGTCGGGCGGTTAAATTTGTGCCCCGTGTTTACGGCTTTAAATTCGCCCTTGCCGAAAACGATGAATTGCTTAATTGTTTCGCTTGGGCTTAGCGGGGTTTGATAGGTTTCCTCTGCCGCGTCCGTTACGGCTAAAATAGCCGCTTCGCCGTAAAGCAAAACGTTAAAAAGCAAGTCTTTAATAATGCCGTCGATTTCAAAGCGTTTATTTGCGGCGTAAAAATCGGCTTTGCGCGCTTCATCTATTTCTCCCCAATCAATCTCGCGCCCCATTTTTAGCATATCGCCTATCGTCTTTTTGATGTAGCGCTTGGCTATCCAGCCGTTATCGTAGGCGTTTAAAAGCTGTGTGTTAGTGACCTTTAGGGGCGAATATTCCCTATTAGCCGTCATTTGCCCCATTTTAGTTACTAAATTTTCTAAACTATCGTTTATTTTTAGCTCCATTTAGCCCCTTTTATTTTTTGAAAAGTATAGGGCTTTTTTACGCGCTAGTTTCGGTTTGTAATATGCCCCCAAATATTAGCCTTGCTCTTGATAAGAGGCTCTAGGGCGTAACGCAGGGCGTCTATGTAGTGATTGTTTTCGTCTAGTATTTGCGGCAATATGTCGCCGCTGTGCGGATCGGTTTTGTAGCTGTATAGCCTAAATTCCCTTGCAGTTTCGACGCAACGCTCGTGTATTATGATTGCTTCGAAACTACGCATAAACTCGATGCCGTCCTCTATGCTGCCCTTGCCTTTTGCGGTCGGGGTTATCATATTTAGTCCGTGCCGTTTCAAATAGCTTATGCTTTCGGGGCGCGCATTATCGGCTCTTATTACATATTTATGTATATTCTCGATCCGATCTTTTAAAAACTCCGCAGTATAATCAAGCTCTAACCCTACCGCTCCAGCTTCGTGGCTTATATAAAGTTTGCGGTCGTGTATATAACACCTTATCGCAGCCGTTGGGTCATTGGCAAAGCCAAAGTCTAAACCGTGGTAAGGATTACCTAGTCCGTCGGTGTTAAAATTTTCCACTCTGAATTTGCCTTTGAAAATTTGCGCGTCGCTCTTGGTGTTATACCCGCCTAGCCAAATATGCTCATAAGTGTTAGGGTTATACCTGCGGTCGTATTCTTGCTCTTTGTTTAGTTCCTCGGGCAAAAACGGGTTGTCGCTAAAATTTGCCGTAATTAGAATAAAATCTGTCGCGCCGTTCTCTTGCATTTGTTTAAAAAAACTATCCACAGCGTCGGTTTCGTTCTCGGGGTTCCAGCTAAACCAAAGCTCGGAATTTTCTTTGCGGATAGTCGGGCGTAAAAGCTCTAGGCTTCGCTTGCTTAGGTTTTGTGCTTCCTCAACCCACGCAATATCAAACCCCTCTAGCGATTTTATGCTGTCGGCGGTATGGTCTTGCATACCTTGAAAAATTATTATACCGTTGCCTTGCTTCGCCCTGATCTCGGTTAAGGTTACGTCAAAATATTCACTCACGCCTAGGCTATTTATTTTGCTTTCGATTAGGGCTTTTGATGAAAACTTTAGCGAGCGTTGAATTTCGCGGATACAAACTACGCGCGTATCGGGATTTATTAGCATTGCCTCAATTATACACTCGGCGAAAAAGTGGCTTTTCCCGCTGCCGCGCCCGCCCTTTGCCCCTTTGTAGCGTTTAGCATACAGTAGCGGCTCAAAGATTGGGGCGGTGCTTAGGTTGATCGTCATTTATCTAGCTTTACGATTGTGCGCTTTATTTCGGTCACTTCGTTTCGCTGCACGTTAGCGTTATTAATAACCGTTTGCGGCTCTTTGCCTAGCACAGTCTCTTTATTGCGCGCGGTTATCCTGCTGTGCGCCTCGATGTCTGAAATAGTATCGCTCATCTCTAGCATCTCGTCAGCCTTTTTCTGATTGCGTAGCGCGGCGTTCTTAAAAAAGATTAAATGCTTTGTCGCCTCATCTACCACTTCATTAACGCTGGTAACTTCTTGGTAATTTTGCTCTGCTAGCTCCGATTTAATCGCTATTAGCGCGGTAACTTTTTCTTTATTTTTCGGCACTAGTCCCTTTGTTATTTTTACTATCGTGACGTGGCTCACTTTGTATTTATCGCCAAGCTGCCGCGCCGTGTATGCCCCTGTGTGAAAGTCTGCTAAAATTTTCTCTTTTATCTCATCTGTTATTTTTGCCATTATTCCCCCTTTTTAAGTATTTAGTTTCGCACATCTTGCGCCTATTTTCGCTCATCCTGTGTTTGAGTATCCAATCTAAAGCCTCTTTAGGCGTGTTTAGTATCGCCTTTAGTTCGGCTTGATATTTTCTTACTTCGCTTTGCTTCAGGTTGTTTATCAGCGTTTCGTCCGTATAAGGGCTTTTAAATACCTCGCGGATTAAAAACGATAATTCGGTCAAAAAATAGTCGTCGGCTCTCTTTTCCCACTCGGGATAGAATTTGTCCAAGACGTCATAAAAAACGCTAAGATGCTTGGTGCTTACGTCTAAATCCAATCAGCTCTCCAAAAATACGGCATCTATCTCGCCGTCGGCTATCTTTTTTCTTAACATTTTCGCCTTTAGTTTATATTCGGGCGTTTTATAGCCCTTGACGTCCTCGATGTAGAATTGCCCGCCCATAAAATACGTAAAGTCCGCTATGTATGCGATTTCTTTTATCGTTTCAAAGCCCTGCTTGGTCTTTTTGCTAGGGGTTTTAAAGCTCTCTTGTAAAACAAATTTAACCTGCCTTTTAAGTTCGCTTACTTCGCCCGCCCTTTGTTTTAACTCTAAGATAGCCCCGCGCGCGGCTTCTTTTTTGCTGTCGTATTGAATACCGCCACGTTCGACTTTTCTATTTTTGTATTTAGAGAGTGCTCTCATATTCCGCTCAATTACCATCAGCCAGCTCCTCGTATTTTTCTATACTCTCGTGCTTATGTTCGTGGCACCAATCGTAGCAAGTTCTACATACGGCTATTTGTTTGCGGTCGTCTTTGTCCGCCCCGTAACAGCCGTATCTTACGTGATGTGCGTCGTCGCTCGGAGCTTTGCCGCATATTTGGCAGATCGGGTATTCGTATGCCAGGAATTGCCTAAATTTGAGGTTTTCGGCTTTAGATAGTTCCACTAATACCCAACCTCTACGTACTCGCCCTTGCCGACCGTGACCATAGCCTCCACGCGCAGGCAAAAGTAAAAATAATCCGAGCTAGCCGTAAGTCCCGCTCCCGAGCAAAACTCTACCGCGTCTTGCTCGCCAGCAAACACTGCTGCTAGCCAACCGTCTTTTATCCGCCCGGCGTCTTTTAGCGTATCGAACAAAAACCGCTCTTTGTATTTTAGCCGTCCATTGGCATCGAACCAATCGCCGCTACTTTTTATCTTGTCAAGCTCTAGCCGATACACGGCATAACTTAAAATTTCGGTCATAGTAGTCCTTTTATCGTATTTTTTAGCCTTTTCTCGGCCATATCGCAGTATTTACTCTCTATCTCGCAGCCGATGAAGTTTCTATTTAGCTCTTTGCACGCCGCCGCGGTCGTACCGCTCCCCATAAACAGGTCAAATACCAAATCGCCCTCGCTTGACGCCGTCAAGATTAGCTTTTTGATTATCTCGATCGGTTTTTCGGTCGGGTGCCCGTATTTGCTTTTACCGCAATTGTGCGTAAAAAGCTTTGATATGCCTTTAATCTTTACGCCTTTTTCTCGCATATACACGCAAAACTCCAAATCGCTTTTAAAAGTGTTGTTCGTAAATGGAATGGCGTTGGGCTTATGCCAAATCAACAATGTTGTGCTATGCCCACGTTCTTCCCCCCATCGCATTACCTTTGAAATTTGTTTATTTGAGCAAAAACAAAAGAGATTTAGCTTTTTACAGACGCGCTCAATCTCGGCAAATGTCCTATTTATGTCAAACCCGTTCGCAATTTTGTCAAGCTGCCCCCCATAATATACTCTGCCTTTTTTTAATTCCCCGTCCCCCCCCCCCCCAAACATTTTTTTAAGGGGGGGGGGGCACACCCAAAACAACCCCAGCTCCG